CGACCTCCTTGTCGGCGATGATGAGCGACGGGTCCACGCCAAGCATGTCTGCGTAGATGTCGGCCCACTGGTCGCTGTCGAACTTGTCGAGGATGTCCGGCTTCATCGTGGCGATCTGGCCGAGGTTACCGACGAAGCGGTCCACCGAGTTAGTGCCGATGGCACGCTGCGCCTGGGCGAGCATGCTGACGAACTCGACGTTCAGGTCCATGCCCTGCAACTCCTCGGGCGCTGGCGGGATAATGCCACCCTGCAACATGCGCGTGAACGTGATGTCCACCAGCGGGTCGAGCAGTTCGTTGTGCAGGCGCTCGAGCACGGGCCCGAGCATGAGCAACTTCTCCTCGTGGCGCTCGGCGACCTCGGTGGCTGTCATGCGGGTGTTGGGCTGGCCGGCCAGCATCAGGAACATGTCGGCATAGAACGCACCACGCACCCGCTCGCGGCAGTCTTGAATGTCATTCAGCAGGTACTGGAGGTTGAGGTTGACCTCAAACGCCGTCTTGATGCCGGCTGACGCGCCGTCAACGAACGAGATGCCGCCGGGCAGCGTCTCGACGTCGCGGTTCTTCATCGACACGGGCACCTGGAGCGGCGGCTTGGTCTGGTAGTCGATGGCCTGCGCCTTGCGCAACTGCTCGTGCTGTAGCTGCTTGATGTCGCCAAGCGACTCCATGCCCGGGCTGTTGCCGTAGATGTCGCCGCCGGCGGTAGCCCAGCGCGGGACGAGCGCGGGGAACTGCTCGAACCCGCTCTCTCGCAGGAACACGCCGTCCTCGCCGCCGACCTCGAAGTACCACGAACCCCACGGCATGTTCTTGTTGTCGCGCTTCTTGTGGTCGCGGTCGGAACGCGGCTCGATGGCGTGGATGACTGGAATCCACTGGTCGAGCGTGCCACGGTCGTACATGTTGCGCACGGTCGTGGAGCAGTTCTTGTAGCCGAACTCCTTGACCATCGCGGCGACCGTCATCTCGAACTCGCGGTACAGCGTGTCAACGCGGCCCTGCGCGTCGGTAGCGATGCAAAACTCGCCAGTCGTGACGGGGTAGTGGTGGATGACGTTCTTGAAGTCGGGCAGCACGATGCTCGTGGCAGTGCCGAACGCACCGAGCTCTTCGTACATCGTGTGCAGGGCGCGGTAGGTGTTGGACTTCTGGAAGACCAACTGCATGCGGCGCGTCACGTCATCGAGCCACAACTTGACGGGCTGGTAGGAGTTCAGTTCCGGGTCGGCGGTTGCCAGCCTGAACCACTGCCGTGCCGGGCTGGTCGCGCCAGCCATCATGCCAGCGCCGAGCGTGCGCAGTGCGCGGGTGCCGGTGTTGTCGTAGATGTTGTTGTGGCGGCGCCAGCCCTTGTCTCGGTCCTGGCGGAAGTAGCGCCCGTTGCGCGGGAGCAGGTAGGTCGTAATCTCCTGCCAGTGCGAGAGCCACGACGCACGCTCAGACTTGAGCTGCCCCCACCGCGTGAACAGCTTGTCGCGGGTAGGTGCGCTTGGGTAGGACTGTGCGTCGCCGGTGTATTCGCTCATCGTGCGCCTGGTGCGTTAGGGGTGCGTTGACTTTGAACAGCCCTTGGCAGGAAACCGCCTGGTGCGCGTGGGTACAAAATGTCGTTCAACGCCTGCCGCTGGTTCTCGAGTGACATCTGTGCGGCGCCCATCAATGTAGCGATGCCCATCAATCCGCCACCCGGCGCACCCATCAAACTTCCGTTTGGTCCGGCCATCAACCGCAATCCGGATAGTGGGTTTCCGTACTTGGCGTAGTCGGAGAAATATGCCTCTCGATCCTCTGCGCTGAGTTTGACCAGATCCTCGGTCTTCATCAGCGAAAACAACGGACGCTGTTCTGCTTGCGGTTTCCCACCAAAGAATCCACCACTACCACCGCTTGGCTGCTTGGGAATAGTCAGCCACGGACGGGCTGCATTTGCCGTCCCTTGGTCGCTGGCTGGTGGTCTGATGTTGCCGAACGCAGCCATGTCAGCCTCCGAGGAGTGAACTGCGACCGAGCGCCAGATCCTGCGGGTTGACGCCAGTCGGCCCGGTCAGCATGGTGCTGGTTGGTCCGCCGCCTGCGCCCTCTGCTGCTCCCGCCATGATTCTGCTCATGTCGGGCTGCCGGCGGTTGGCTGCTGCCATAGCCTGCGCACTGCGGCGCTGCTGCGATGCGGCCTGTGCTTGTGCCTGCTGTTGAGCCTGGCGCTGTTCGCCGAGCGCCTGCTCTTGTGCCTTATCGGCCCGTTCTCCGGCGTACACGGCGTATCCGGTTCCTGCGGCTGCTGCCGCTGCTGCTGCTGCTGCGATTGCAATCTCAATTCCCATATCAAAGCTCCTTCATCATCACGATATCTGCGGGAAGGTATCCATGCTTCGCCATCGACTCGTGCAACTTTGTTCCAGATCTCGTGTGCCACAACACGCGACACGCACCTCGTGACCTTGCTTCTGCTTCTGCAACGCGAATCATCCGACCACCGATAACGCCTCGGTATGCTGGATCGACAAACAAAGCATCGTTTGCGGCGATGATGATTGCTGGGTTGTGCATTGTCGGTGTGACGAGCATTGTGCAATAACCAACCATTCGACTTTCATCAAACGCCGCAAGCGCGAACATGAGTTTAGCATCGACAAGTGTTTGATATTGTTCTGCTGATGGATTGAATGGGAAATCAAATCCCGTTTCCGCCCAGTTAGCCGCCATCAGTTCGTGGATCAGGGGCATGAAATCCTTAGGCTGAATGAGGCAGATGTTGACCATGAATTTGCGGCCTTACTGGTTGTGCATGCCCTCGTACGGGTCGTAGTCGCCTGGACGAGTGTCGATTCGGTCGCGCACCTCGCGTGGGAGCTGCTTGCCGACGGGGAACGCGAACGTCAGCGCCAGCGCGTCGGCGATGTCCGGGCTCGCCCCACCCTGTAGCCGGCGCTTGATCTCGTCCTTGGACTCGAGCACCCGTCTTCCGTTGCTGTCGTACGAGTACGTTGGGGTGGCGAGTTCGGCCTTCAGGAACGGGTCGTTGGGAATCGAGCCGCCCTGCTCGAGCCATTCCCGCATCGTCCACCACATCTCGGTGCGCCTGTTGACGAACAGGCCGGGGTTGTTGGGCTTGCCGCCGAAGTTCACTTCCACAATCCCATAGCCCAACTGGCGCAGGCGGTCGATCACGCCAGCCCCGCCGCCGACGTCGATGAACACGCCGTCCGGGTCGCGATCCTCGATGACGTTGGCTACACGGCCTGCCAGGCTCATGTTGTCGATGCCTCGGTAAATCTGCGGCTCGAACGCTACTAGCCCTTGGCGCAGCATGATGACGCTACGGTCATCACCGAACCGGGCCGGGTCAACGCCGACAACCAGCGGAGCGTCCACGATGTCGCCGTCTGAGTATCGGCGCCGTGCCGCTGACTCAGCGTCGGACAGCGTAATGAGCTGATCGTCGCCGGCTGCGCTAAAGTCGCACAGGTACTCGCGTGCGAACGCCGACTCTGGCATGTCGCGGCGCAAGCGCTTGACCTCGTCACGGTCGATGGCGTCCGTATCATCGACGGTATAGAGGGCAGACCACCAGTCCTCCAGGCCGTTGGAGCGGTAAAAAAGCTCGCTGAACAGGTTGATGCCAGACGGCGTGCCAATGAACATCGCCCATCCCTTGCGGTCGGACAGGGCAGGCTGAACGATGTCGGTCCAGACCTCGGGCTTGATCTGGGCGACCTCGTCAATCACGCAGCCGTCGAGACGGACGCCGCGCAGGGCGTCGGGGTTGTCGCCGCCGAACAGGCGGATGGTCGCGCCGTTGTGTTTGAACACGACGGCCAGATCCACCTCGTTGATGTCGATGGCCCCAGTCGTGCGCATCGGGCGCAATTTGTCCTTCAGACGCGCCCAAGCGATGGCCTTGGCTTGGCGCAGGAACGGAGCGATGTACACGAAGAACCCGAGCGGCTGCTTGCATTTCAGAGCCTTGTCAAGAAGCTCCATGATGGCAAGTTCCGTCTTGCCAGCACGTCGGTGCAGGGCTAGGACGGTGAACCGCTTGCGCTTCAGGTGACATTCCCGCTGCCACTGCCGAGGGTTATAGTCAAGACTTATCGGCACTTGGCACGCCCGTGATG